TCCGAGTATGTCCAATTCTTTGCAGGGTTGCACGTATAAAGTATCTTAGGAACTAAATCATTTTGGTCTAACTGAAATCTTATCCTCGATTTAATAATGTTTCTCGCTTTATCATCAACCTGGTTAGCTTCATCTATAAACGCATCAGTTATCTCTAACGAACCTAATTCATCAAAATTTGGGTCGCTTGGATAGGAGTAAAGGTCTTTTAATAGAATAGTTGAGCCATTAAAAAACTCAATTTGACTTGATTGACCATTAAATCTATAATGTTTATCTGATTCAAGACCTTGCATTTTTGCTATCTGAAAAAATGAAACTAAAGTAGTTTCTTTAAGTGTTTTAAGTACGGCACGACCTATTAATCCTCTTGAATTTGGATATTTTAATCTTTGCTTAAGCTGCCAATAACAACCAAGTGCAGTTTTGCCTCCTCCGGCACCTCCACCGAATAATATTTCGTTTGTTGTTTTATCCTCGAGTAAATCGAGAGCGATGGTTTGTTTTATGGATAATTCCATTAAATAGATGGGTTATTTCCAACGTATGTTTTTTTCTCTTCCCAATTAATTGTCATTCCACCACTCATTTCTATTTCTTGTTTTTCAATATAACCTCTTTTCTTACCTTTTGTTTTTAAGTAAAATATAGTAGATGAAACTTCCCCATCCATAATTTGTTTATGTAATTGAGATTCAACAAAATCTAAAGTAAAATTACTTATATCTTCTACTTGTGTTTTATAATTTTCATCTTCTCTAAGCCATCTATAATGAGTTTCTCTTGATATACCAACATTTTTACATGCAGTACTAACTATTCCTAAAGACCTTTCCAAAGCCTCTAACATAGCCTTTTTAGTTATGTCATTATTTGTCATTTTAATAAATTTAAAAACTCTTGTCTACAATTTAAGTCATCTTTAAATAACCCTATCATTTTGTTTGTAATAGTCCAAGTATCGTGCTTTTTTACACCTCTCATACACATACAAAGATGTTGTGCTTTTAAGCTTACGGCAACTCCTTTAGGGTTTAATTCTTTATTTAAACGTTCTGCAATTTGAGTAGTAATTCTTTCTTGATTCTGAAATCTATTAGCATAGAGGTCTACTGTTCTTGCTAATTTAGATAACCCTACAATTTTTCCATTAGGAATATATGCTACAGAAGCAGTTCCAAAAAAAGGTGCAGTATGATGTTCACAAAGTGAATAAAAAGGTATTCCTGTTTGAATAATCATTTCATCTGTTCCTTCAGCATCAAAACAAGTAAAATTAAATTCTTTAGGTTCTAAGAACTCACGCATAAATTTAACATATCTTTTAGGAGTTTCTTGAAGTCCTTCTCTTTGAGGATTTTCTCCTAATTCTTCTAAAATGTGTTGAAAATGCCATTCAGCAGTAAATGTTTCATATTCTCTTAAACTCCTGTTTTCTTGTTCCATATTTCAATATGTAATCGGTTAGTAAATTTTATATAATTATTTTTTGCTATTTCTGCTACTCTTTCTTTAGATTTTATTAATTCTTCTTGATTACTACCTGAAGGCATTAACCAAACTTTTTTAGGATTAACAATATCTATATAAAACTTTTTAACTTCTTCCCAATCCATATCGGTAGTCAATACAAATTTAAAAGCAGTATTTAATCTATTTAGTTTTTCAATAGCATTTGTATTATATGTTTTTATAATAGGCATACCACTATTTGCTAATTTAGGACTACAATTCCATTGATTAACTAATTGGCTAATTTCAGGAGTAGGTGCTATTGTTCCATTTGTTTCTATTTCTACATAGCAATCTTTATTATAGTTATCCCTTACATATTTAATAAATTCTATAACATTGTTTTGTTGCATTAATGGTTCTCCGCCTGTTATAATTAAATTTGCACCTTTTATTATTGCATTTTTACAATCTTCAGGCAATATATTTTGGAATTCTTTTGCTCTACTTTTCATCCAAACTTCAATAGTATCACATCTCCAAGTAGCGCCATTATGTAATTGTTGGTCTTTTTGAGTTCCTTCTCCTCCACACATAAGATTACAACCACCTAAACGTACAAAAACTGCAGGATATCCTGTGGTTGGACCTTCTCCTTGAATTGAATAAAATACTTCACTAATTGATAGTTTCATATATTACATTACTTGATTTAGTTTCGGCCAATTCTATTTTAACTATTGGCAAATGAGTTTTGATTTGATTAAATATCCATATAGCCATATTCTCGGCACTTGTTTCAAATGGTAGTTCTATGAAAGGTTCGTTTGCCATATTAAGTAAATCGCATAAATTATCCTCTTTATACAATAAGAAGTGATGGTCATATTGCTTTACAATAGGTTCTACTACTTTATCTATGTCTGAAAATAACATAGTAACTCCATTTTTCATCTCATTAAATTTAAAATGGCATACTACGTCGTAAGTATGTCCATGTATTCTTCCACATTTTTCTCCTGCATTTTTATTTCTATGTGCTGCGTAAAAATGATATTTTTTTTCAATTTTTATACCCATCTTTCTTGAAGTTTAAATTTTTTAAATATTACCCAATACCAAAATAAACCACCTAATACCTTAAGAAGTATTTGACCTCCGCTTATTTTAATATCCACAAAGTTAAAGGCTATTAATTGAAAAACAATACTATCGACAATAATACCTATAAAATCACTTCCATTTACTTTAATAAAATAGCTTTTTTTTATAAAAGATTGATAAAATATACCTGCAAATATTTGAGCAAAAATAAAACCAAAGCTTGAACCTAAAGCAATATTTAATGAGTTTTTATTTATTAAATATGTTATTAATGATGCAAATATAACTAAAGAACCTAATTTTAAGATAAGTTCTTTTCCTTTCCATTGTTCATGAAACATACATCTTATAACAAAATCAAATGGAATTAAAAATAAAGAAGTGAAAATCAAACCTTTAGGACCAAACCAAAGGACTATAAAATTAGCTAAAACAAATGCTAATAAATAAAGACTAATCTTGATTGCCTGCATATTGTGCGTATTTAATTTTTAATAATTCAGCTTGATAAATAAGTATAGAATAATTTAATAATGCTTTATCTGTTAAATTCAAGTTAAATTTTGAAGTAAATTGTTTTATATATGGTTCATATTTAGCAATTAATACTTCATTTTTTAAATTTTTAGTTCTTAATTTATCTCCAACTGCATCAATTACTCCATATCTAACAGGAGAAAGCCAAGAAGTAGAATCTGAAGTACTACAAAAATTACATTGTTCTAATAATTTATTTTCAGTACATCCTAATAAATGAATATCAATATTTGGTTTTTTATTTTTAATATAATTAGCTAATCTATATGTGTAATCTTTTTTACCAATTATTCTTAATTCAGGAATACTAAGTGCGATATAATCAGAAAATTCAATCATTTTATCTAATCCTTTCTCTCCATCTTCTTTATGAAATACATTAATCAATCTATTTTTAACATTATTTTTTAAATAAGTTCTAAATTCCCATGCTTGTTCAACTCCAAGAACTTTTTGACAATCAACTTCAACATAAGTACCTTGATAACCTGTAATATTAATAAATTCTATTATTAATTGCATCCATTTTTCAAGAAATTTTTTATCTTTTTGACCTTTATATGCACCAAACATTAATGAAAATAATCCACTATCCATAATAGTATGTTTACTATTATTATTAATAATATTGGGAATATTTGTAAAAGTAGGCTTCCCATCATTTTTAATTTTATTTAATATAAATGGGAACACAGTAAAAAGTGAATAATGAACTTGTGCAGTATTAGTACATAAAAAATGAGGAAGGGTTTCTACTCCTGCAAAATGGACTTTTAAATTTGATTGATTTTTTACTATCATATATAAATTTTAGCTCCATTTTCATTATCTTCTAAAACAGAACAACATTTAAGATTGTATTTTAATAATAAATCTTCAGCTATTTGTTCACAACTCCAAGTACCATAATCATATTTACTATTACTATATGATTGCATTTCTCTTTTAAGCATTATTATTTCGATATCTCTATCGTTATGAAATACTTCTTTTTCTGCTTTTACATAAAATAAATGTCGATGCTTATATCTTAAAAATGATACCTCTTCTAATGGGCAATCAGCCCAATGATGTAAAGCTTCAAATTGATACTTTACTATTATTGTTTTTATCATAAATTTAATAATTTCCAAACTGCTTGTTCAGGTGTTGTAGCTATTTTGTATAATTCTTC